AATGACATCATAGGAACATTTAAAATGCTACTTTGTGAGTTGTTTTGAATGATATGTTGTACTTGTCTTGACGCATCACCGTATCTAATGGGTACAGTTAGATATGTTGGATTGCCACTGTCGTCTTTGCCGTACTCCACTTGATAATGACTAAACATTCTAGTGAATTGTAATAGAAATCGTCTAATTTGTGCATCGTAATGAAATTGTGTTGCCATGTTATTCTCTAATTATCTGCCGAAGGACGTAATAAATCACTAAGTCCTTGTAGTGTAGGAATATCCCCACGAACTTATTGCGCTGAGTCTTATTATCTGATGCATCAGGAGTTAGGTTAGTTCTTACGTTATCCTCTACTTTAATCCAACGGTTACCATCGAATCTGAATAATCTATTCGGGAAGTAGTCTAAACGAAGTACGTAGTCGCCTACTAATGCATTCGATGGAAATACAGTACCTGGTGTGACGGGTAAGCCATTTGGTGGTAGTGAGTTACCTGTTAGGTATCCGGTTAACCAACCATTGGCGACAGGTGTTATTGATGACTTGTCTGCTTTGGTTTTGTCCGAGTCAGCAGTATGCAACGTGTTGTCAACCGAGACTCCATGACTATCATCGGGAATATTATCACCCCCGACAGGTTCTATGTAGAATTTACTAACATCGTAACCACTAAGTGGTAACTCAGCAACTGCTTGTGTTACAATTGCCTCATTAATTTCTGTATTCTTATTATGTGTGCTTATTAAGTCGTTAATTGTTCCCGCAGAATAATCATCTGCTGTGAATAAATCACTATCGACGGTTATATTAATACTATCTACACTATCGCATATATTTCCATCCGCATCAGCAGGGTTGGCATATATATCCAAAACACTTTTGTATTCTTGACTACCTACTAGTGGAGTCGCTTTAACACGCCATAAGTGTGGTTGCCATGTTTGGCTAAAACCCTCACTGGCAAATGATGCATCTTGCACTACATACAATTTCGGCAATGCAGTTTGTATAGATGTATCTAGTGGGTGAAAATCTTTTAAGTTGGGAACTTCAATAACATCACCAGCCATCAACTTACGTGCCATTGTATCAATCATGTTATTGTAATGGAACGTAATGAATAAAGTATCTTGTTGTAGGAATAAGCCGAATTGACTTAAATCGAAGTCGATATCTTGGATATTATAAACACCACGCATTTGGTACACATCGGAATCATAACTTCTGTCTCTGTTTTCAAGAAGTAATAAATCTTCAATAAAGGTAGGGTCTGTTGTTGTTGACCCTGGTTGGGTAGCATCGAAATTTTCAGCACTTGGTGATATAGTAGCATCTCCTGTCGGAGTTGGACCTAAATATTTGTGTATGAATATGTCAATGCCACCAACCGTGTACATTTCCGCGATAGTTCTATCTAAGAATCTGTAATCACTCGTTTTATTTTGGCGGTATAAACTTAATCTAGGCATATCATGTAAATGAATTCTTATTCATGTATTTATGCAGAACTATTCTTACCATTTTTGTTAAATTGTGAGTTTATTGTAGGATTAATTGCATAAAATATTACATTTTGATAACTAATTACTAAAATAAACTTAAAATTACACATACAAGAATGGCAAGAGGAAAAACATTAGACCAAAAGGGCATTGGTGCCGAACCATCGTGGGATGAAACATCACAACCATTGGATGATGATAGAAGTATCGTCAAAATTAAAACGTTTAATTACTACAATTACTTCAATGGATACAAAGAAGCAAAGGTGATGGTATGTGAATACCTAACTAAAAATAAAAATCCAAATATTAACTTAATCAAAAAAGTACATGACCATCAATTCAATAAAAGTGTTGCATGGATTATAAAGATGTCAATGAATGGTTTCATTTTGTTGGATGATGAGATTGATACCATCAATGCCGAAATAGATAGATTGGTTGTCGTCGCAAAAGAAGTGAAAAAAACTAATGATGAGAAAATAGAGAATTCCCCAAAGAAACCAAACGTTCAAGAAATCATGAAGATGAAAGCAATGATTGTTGGTGGGGATTTGGAAGGTTTATTAGATGATTACATCAGTGATGGTGTTCAAGCAAAGCATAAGATTAAACCAATTGGCACTTTAATGACATCAACGATGTTACCACAGCATGTTTCATTATTGCTTGACCCGTGGGAGAAGCAAAAGAAAGAATACGAAGAATTGCAAACCACGGAAGATAAAGACTTACTAGAATCGTACAGTAATTTTGGTAAGTTACAAATACGTAATCTAATTAAGTTCTGTGAATTGGTGATACATGATTTACATAGTTATGTAACTTATAAAAAGTCAACTAGAGCGAAACCAAAGCGAAAAGCAGTACCTATTGCTAAATTGGTAGGTAAATTGAAGTACATGAAAGAGTTTAGTGAGTTGGGGTTAAAGAGTTTATCACCAACTAAAATTCCTGAGTCTAAAGAGATGTTTGTGTACGACACTAAGAAGCGAAAATTACACTATTACAAGGCAGATGAGTTATCAGGTGGGCTAACTGTTAAAAACAGTTCAATCATTGGATTTAGCGCATCTGAGTCATGTATTAAGACCCTTCGGAAGCCAAAAGAACAGTTAAAAGAGTTCATGAAGTCTAGTAAACCAAATACTAGGAAGTTTTTTAAGAATATTAAGGCAGTTGAGATAAAAACGTCAGGTAGATTCAATGAGAATCTAATTCTTTTGAAAATATTCTAATTTTATCCAAAATCCTATCACAAAGCACCCTTCGGGGTGCTTTTTTATTGTGTTGATGTAAAATATACTTGCACAAATCACTTTTTTATGGTATAATACGCAGTATAAGAATAAAAAAAGGAATTACAAAAATGCAAAACACACAAGCAATCGACACTTTCTTAGCAACATGGAGACAAGCATCATTTACTTACTACACAGAATTATATAACGAACAACGTAAGTTACACGATGTTAGATGGGTGTTAATGGAGAAGTACAATTACAATTGTGTTAGTTCTAATACAGTTTTTGAGCCAGAGTACGTAGAAGCGCAAGATGCACTTAAAGCATTTAACAAAAAACAAACCAAATCAGATTTATATATTTTAGAAAATATAAATTACGATTACAATCAAAAGCGTGGCACACAGTTCTTAGATAAGTTACTTGATAAAGAAGTTAAATCGAAGAAAGTGCAGTTTATTGCTAGAATTGAAAAGAAGTCGGGCGAAATTAAAGATGTTAATTTAACTATCGGAACAGACGGTTCAATTAACGGCACGGTAATCGGCGAAGAAGCAAGGGTAAATGTTTATTCTATTATCGCAGGTGGATACAACATTCAAAAAGCACATTACAGAGTTTTAGTTAAGGAGGTAGCATGAAAGTAGTTAAGTACAATTCGAATCGAGGGGTCAGACATGGCATCATCGTCAAGGAAGGTCGTAAGTGGACACAACTCATATTAATTGAACACCCAATTCGAATTACCAAGGTACTAAATGAAGAGCAACGTTCTATGACCGAAGTTAGTTACCGATTCGCGAGAGCAAAGCGTATAGTACGTGACATGGTTAAGTCACATTATGGTACGATAAGAAATGCACCAAAGAATGTTAGAGCAGTTTTGAAATAAATTCAACATATTAATTTTATTCATGGTATAATACACCTAACAAAAACAAAAAAGGACAATAACATGAAACTATTAACTAACGAAATCAAAAAGAAACTTAGAAGTAATTACATCAAACAAGAAGAAGAGAATATGCTCGGGGGTGAGAAATTTTCAAGAAGTGTTAAACCTGTTGTTAAGTTTTTTAACCCAACAGGCGTAGGGACTTGGTTAATCACAGACATGGATGAACATGGTATTATGTTTGGTTTGTGTGACTTAGGTGTTGGATGCCCCGAATTAGGGAACGTGGCATTACAGGAGTTGGAACAGGTTCGACTTCCGTTTAATTTGGGTATTGAGCGTGATATTCACTGGGAGGCGAATAAAACGCTAATGGAATACTCAAATGAAGCGATTGAAAATCAATACATCAAAGCATAGGAGAAATGACATGACATACGAAGAACAAGAACAAGAATTTGCAAGACGCACACACGCCAAGCATAATCGTACAATTACTATGGAGTCAAAGGATAACGTTTGGGCATGGCGCAAACTTATTGAAGACAACAGTGCCAATGGCAAAATGTCAGTTGAGCGTTGGGGCAGAGATTGTGACCAATTTGAATCAACTAGTTTAACTGAGATTGATGCTACTTTAGATGCACTTGCTACGTTAGTAGAAGATGTACAAGAGTACGCAGAAGGTCCGTGGAGTTTGACTGTAATGACACAAGAAGAGGTTGCTAATTGGGAACGTAAAGAACACGACCACGGAGCAGAACAACTCAACTATTAACATAAAAACATAAATACAACAATAGTAATTTAACATGGAAAATAACATGAACTTACAAGAAAGCATCAGAAATGATTTAAACAAAATTAACGAAGTGGAAGACTCTAATGTGGAGAGGTATTATGCTGTATA